ACTGTGAATCCGCCATCCAGATCGACGCGCATGATTTCAGTTGTTGAACTAGTGTTCGCTAGGGACAATTTAGTTTCTTCTGGTTCATGTGTGATGTTCATGGCTTGGACTCCTTGGCTGCGGTCCATTCGATGAACAGGAATGGGCAGTGAGCTTGCGTTATCCTATCCCCAGCCTCCTCCAGCCGCTTGATGCGTTGCCTCAGCCCGAGGTTTTCCTCATCGAGTAACTGTTGCTGGCGAATGATGGAATTCGCTGCGTTGAGCTCGCGTTCTAGTTGGCGTGCAAACTCAGATGCAACCAAAGCATCTCGCAGTGAATCGCCATCTAGAATTGCAAAACGAGTGCATGGTTTGCCATTGATCTGTTCATCTGTTCTCGGGGTATCACTCATGGCTTGGCCTCTTTTCCGATCTTCGCGTCATCCCATCCCTGCAACAGGTTGTCCATTCTGGTTGTTCTCATGCAGGGTGTTGGAGGATTGATAAACTCATACATTGAGTTTCCGGCTTCTATTAACGCGCACATGCGTTTTTCGTAGTAATTTGCATCCGAGTAGTACTTGTCCCATTGGGCTATTAGACGCTTCTCAAGCTGCTCGACGTATTCCTTCAATTTCTGGTTCTCGTCGTACAACTGTCCGACTAGATCCACTTGGCTTGGCGTGTCACTCATGGCTTGGCCTCCTTAAGCAGCCCCTCTGCGCGGCAACAGTCGCATTCTTTCTGGATAGCGTAATGACACTCGCATTCCCACCGTCTCGAAACCTCAGCAAGGAATGCTTCAAGCCGCTTGATCCTCTCGTTGGATGCGTTGAGTTCGCGTTCAATCTTCATGCCTTCAGTCAAAATCCCAGCGTCCACAATACCGCGAGCGTGTCCTGCTGCAGATTCCATTCTCGGCGTGTCACTCATGGCTTGGCCTCCTTGGCTTTTCTCCACGCAAGTTCTGCCCTGATATGATCTTCTCGGTCTGATGCATAGACTGCCCAATCCCCAGCCTCCTCCAGCCGCTTGATGCGGTCGGCCAGATCCAACGCATGCAAGTTCGCCTTCCGGAATATCTCTCGAAGCTGCCCGTTCTCGATCTCCAGACACGTCATCGAGCGCGCCCACTGAGGCCGGAACGCCTCGCAGTAGCTAGAGCCGCAGCTATAGCAGTCGATACCGTTCTGCGTTTTGCTGAATGGTAGTCCGCAGTGATGGCAGACCATTTTGTTGGTGTCACCAAGATGGTCAGTCATGGATTAGTCCCATTCGGATCATCTGGTCCAGCGCATTAGCGCCTGCAGAGTGCTCCGGCTGTGTCTCCTTTGGATCCGTCCACCGCTCACCAGTCACCAGCTCCTCCAGCATCTCCACTCGCTCACGCAGTTGGCCAATCTCCTCCTCCAGCTTCCGCGCAAACTCCGAATCCACTACCCACCGCTCCGGACCAATCTGCCACTCGTGATGTGATACGCGGTCGCTCATAGCCCAGCCTCCATCAGATCCCTGTCCAGGAAACAAGGCGTCCTGTCACCCACCCATGCCCCCAACTGGTTGAACTCATACCACTCCAACGCATCCTCGCGGCTACCCATCTGGGCCGCCAACTTCGCCAGCACCTTGTCCTTGTCGTAACACACAATCGGCTCAGCACCGCACCGCTCCACCAAGCCAGCAATGCAGTCGTCAAAGCCGTCCATCTTCAGTAGGCCATCCATGCTCACGCCTTGGCCCTCCTACCCGCACGCCCACGCTTGAAGTTCAACGTCCGCCGCTCCTCCAACGCCCTCAACTCCTCCGCAAACGCCGGATCCGTCAAGCCACGCCTCCGTAGCCACGCACGATACTTCTCGTTGAAATACTCCTGGCTCATACCCGGATCCGCAGGACCCACGTCGGCCACCCTCTGCACAGTCATCTTGCCCATAGGAGGACGCAGTGTTGCACTGTGTGCGCTATGTTGTCAAGCGTTGCAACAGTTGGAAATGGGGTCGGTGGGGGAGAGGGGGGCTAAATCTAAACCCACCCCCCCGTGGGGGTCCCCCCTACCCCAGTCGTCCTTTAACGGTATCATTGTTCCACGTGGAACAACGGTGCATTAGCGTTAACTGGTTGCCGTTTCACGCCCAATCTATGTTATATCTAATTCACCGCTCCCTCTCGGCAACGGAGCTAAGTAGTTGGTGCGCAATGGTTAAGGTGCTTCCCCCTTTGCCGGTATGTTCCATGGATGCTCGCGCAACGTACCCACGAGCACGCTCGAGCAGCCAAGCGGCGCCTTGCCAACCTTGCGAACCGGTCCGGACGTTGAGCACCAAGTCGACTTCCCCCCTTGATTTGGCCAGTTCGACCTCTCGAGCGAAGTCTGGATGGCGCTGAAGAAACCGAGACCACCCACCGGACGAAGGCTGGAATCCGACAAGGGGCAAAAGTCGCTCAACCGGGATGCCGCATTCGATTCCCGCGATCATTCTCTTTTTGTCTTCTTCCTTTAACTGCAGAGCCGGCCTTCCCCTTGGCCTTTTCACCTTCACTTCCTTCCCTCCATCGGACACGACATGTCCAACCGCTAAGATATCCGATGTCTGACCCTTCTCCTTGGTGCTCTTCTTCACGCTCCCCCAAGTACCCAAAAAATTCCCCCTTGCCAAGTCTCGGTTCCTGACGTAGAACCTCTCCCGTCTTAGCTACACAACCACACTATACATGAACAAATCCACTCTCGAAACCCTTGGTGCAATCCTTGTGCTCCTGATCATGTCGGCCGCTCTATGGCTAGCCTTCGCGATTCTCTGAACCCTCAACCTACCTACCAATGAACGTCCACCTTACCCTCAAGAGCACGAACCAGAAGACCGGCCCCATCCCGGTCTCAACCTCCCCAGATTCAACCTGTCCGCCGGCCTGTCCCTTTAGGGGATCCGGATGCTATGCCGATTCCGGCCCTCTCAAGATTCACTGGACTGCAGTTTCCCGTGGGCAACGTGGCGAACCATGGACCGTGTTCCTTAGTCGGGTCCGTAGCCTTCCCGAGTCTCAACTATGGCGGATGAATCAAGCCGGCGACTTGCCGGGCGCGGGAAACCGGATCGATTCCGTCCGGCTGAACCAGTTGGCCAAGGCAAGCGCAGGCAAGCGCGGCTTCACCTACACTCACAAGCCAGTAATCCGGACCGAAGGCGTACCGGACAAAGTCACCCAGGGTAATTTGCGGACAGTCCGGAAAGCGGTCCGCGAGGGCTTCACGATCAACCTGTCCGGCAACAACGTTGAGCACGCGGACCGACTAGCCAAGACCGGCCTTCCCGTTGCCACTGTTGTCCCGCCCGGGAGCCCCGCTCGTTTCCTGAGTCCAGCTGGGAACCGTGTCGTGGTATGTCCGGCCCAACGGAGCGACACCACGACATGCGACACCTGCCGACTGTGCTCCAAGCCGGACCGTGGTTTCATTGTCGGATTCCTGCCACATGGAACCGGAGCGAAGAAGGTTTCCCAGGTAGCCTGCCAGTAGGTTCCCCGCCGTTCCCCCTTAGGCGACTAGGGGGGAAAACGGGCAATCTATGCCCATCTACATATGCAAACACAAGAGAACCCACTACCTATCACCCTGAACACTCCGGAAGGCGTGATGCAACGCAAGATCACCCGTGACCTGCTCCGATACCAATGCGGTCGCCAGATGTGGTGCCCAGTGTGCGAAGGCCTTCTGGATGTCCGGAGGGTGGCCAGTGTCGACCTGATGCGCGGTCCGGACATAGTCGCGACCCGAGCCTATTGCGACTCGTGCTGGAAAGAGCACGGAGAATCGCACATCCGCAGCGTGCTGTCTACACCGGCTGGCGCTGGAATCACCGTCATGCTCACTATGGGAAAGGGACTGTGATATGTACCACCTACGCGACACGTTCAACTACCGTTTAATCTCCCGACACCGGACCCTCGAGGCCGCAATCCGGGCACGTCGGCGCCACCTAGCCATGATCCGGAGAGCGAACGGACCCAATAGCTACCTGACGTACGATATCACCCGCGACGGTGAGCCGATAGGCGAGGAAGCCTACTGGGAAGCCATGGATGCCATCCATCTGGAGGACTGCCTGTGACACCCCTCCTAGACGGCATGCTCGCCATTGCCATGGGCTGGATCCTTATCTGGGTATGGCTTCTCCTCCCCTAGCCTAGCCCCGCCCTACCACCCCGGCGCCCTATGGGTTCCGGGGTTTTCTTTGCCCAGATTCCGATAACGTTAACACCACACGCTTCCATGGAGTAGGCCACTCCCCCCCTGGGGCTGGGCAACCTACGAGGATTCCTCGTGAGTTCGATTCCCTATAGAGACTCTGGAAATTCGGGTGGCCCACTTCCTGTTCCGAACCCCCCATAGGCTTCCCGGAAATTCGGAAATCCCCAAATCCGTTTTAAGACCCCCACACCCCATTTCCGCGGTCATCTACCGTCCAGCCAATCAAAACGCCTCCTAGGCCCCTTTCCAGCGCAGCAATCGACATTCCCGCCCATGGACCCAACCCTATTCCTGCACCCGCCTGCACATGAGCAGCATACAACCTTACCTCCATATGCGGCACATGCAGCATAGAGGAGGGGAGCTCCGGGGCCTCCGCCGCTTGGCCTCAAAGCCAAGAAGCAGGCGAGGGGGACCCCGGAGCAGCCTACTTATTAGGTAGGCGTTATTGCCTCCCTATTAGGGGAGGATAGGCATCTTCTCTAGGTATTTGTTAAGAGCGGTGCCTATGAATCTCCAAAATTAGTTTGACCATCCTCTCCTTTTCAACTATCGCTTACATCCTATGGCCTACATCTACATCGACGGCAAGACTACCACACTGCGTGCTCAGTTCAGCAGCATGCCACCAATGACCCATGACCCGAACCCGGAGGACTCC